AGTTTTTAATGCCGCCGTCTGCAATGATTTTTGCATCTCGGTCTGATTTGGCGCATTGGAGTATCGTCTCAAGCCCCGGAACACCATGTCCCGTTTGTATTCTTGTAGTGCAAATACTGCCACCTCCAATATTACATCTAATACTATCAGCGCCCCAATCAGCCAAATCATTGAAACCCTCCAAGGTTGCTACGTTTCCTGCCATAATGTGAATATCATCACCAACTAATTCTCTAATACTTTGTATTGCCCTCTTGACTAAAACATGGTGTCCGTGAGCTACATCAATACAAATGACTTTTGCACCAGCTTCTATGGCTGCTCTGGACCTGTCCATATAATCATCCAAAACACCAACGGCAGCACCAACCAAAACTTTCTTGCCCAATGAGGCAATCATTGCAGATTGTTCTTCAACTGTGTTATAACGATGGATGATTGATAAACCACCCAATTCGTTTAAGTTTCCAGCCATATCTGCTTCACTAACTGTATCCATTGGTGATGCAATGATTGGTAAAGATAGTTCAATCCCCTTTCCAAAATCAGTTGTTAGATTGACTTCTTTTCTTGATATAATGTCGCTGTATTGTGGTACAAGCAGCACATCATCATAAGTTATTCCTGTTTTCATTTATTATCCTATTAATACTTTAATAATTTCTTCAAGGTATTCTTGTCCATACCAAGATTGTACGTCTGGTTCCTTGGGATCTTTTATCTTAAAAGTTTTGCCAGCATTTAAAACAAACCCAGTTGGAACACCCTCGTCTTTAAGAATATGATTAGATATCTTTTTCTCTTTGTCAATATCGCAAGTATAAAAATTTATACTTTTAGAATATTTTTTTTCCAATTTTTTAATTATTGGTTTTAATTTAACACACAAATGACAACCACTTGATGTGAAAAACACTATGGATGTTTGTTCAGAGCCAAATATATCTTTATAATTTTTTTGTGTAAGTGCTTTCATTATTCATTCATTATAACAACATTATAAATTATTGTCAACCCCTAATTCATTTCAACAAACTTAATGTTTCTTCTAAAAGATCTTGTACTAAACCCCCAAGTGTCGTTGTAATCCAACTTTGCCATACAAGGAACATTAATCTTTGCATAATCAAGTTGAGGATCTACGCCCCAACATTTAATATCAACCTGATTACTCTGATGGTCAATCGTTTTCAGGATCCAATAAGCTTTACCTGTTTTAGTTTTCTTTTCAAGAACTTCCCGAATAATAAACCAACAAAGTCGTAAGTCTCTATCAAATTCTCCGATGGGCGGAACTTTGAGTTTGTCAAACTTTTTCAACAACTTATCACTAACAACTTCACTGATTGGATAAATGCCAGTCAAATCAGTTAGAAACGCCATCTTCTCCTGTTTAGAGAAGTCCCCTTCTGGTTCATACGTCTCAATGTTTTCCACCAAGTTCTTTTCTTTCTTCGGGCGGTCAACAGCAATTGCAGACCAGAAGTGTTTCAGACCTGAGAAGCGATCATCCACCAGAGAGTTTAAAGCACCACTGCGGGTTAATACATCAAGAGCCTTCTTATTCAATTTAGAATAAACAATCTCTTCGTTAAACAACAACTCTTCAACATTATTAAATGGGCGATGCTGCAAGATCTGCTCAACTGCCTTATCTCCAAGACCTTTGATGGAAGTTAGTGGTTGAATAAGAGTTTTCTTTTCTGCACTAATCTCCCAAACCTGACCCGACTCATTAATATCTGGACGTTTCACTCTATACCCAAGGCTTCGCACAATGTTAATAGCTCGTTCCTTTCGTCCTTCTGGCTCTTTGTCGAGGAAGGCTGCAAGCCATTCAACGGGATAGTAAGTAAGAAGATGGGCGCACTGATAGCTAAGAATGCTGTAGCTAACAGCGTGGGACTTATTAAAACCATATCCTGAGAAATATTCAAATGTTTGCCAAAGTTTCTGGGCATCCTCTTTGCGAATTCGTTTTTCAACGCAACCTTCAATAAACTTTTTGTAGATAGCGTCCTTCTTTTCATGTCCTTTACCTGTTCCTTTTTTAGTTAGTAGCTTCCGAAGCATATTGCCTTCGTCAAGTGATAAGTCTTTACCCAGTTTATGAGCCAACAAAGCAATTTGTTCTTGGAAAATAAGGAAACCATAAGTTTCTTTTGTGACCTCTTTTACCAATGGATGCAAATACTGAACACTCTTTGGGTTTCTCTTCGCAGCTACATAGTGATTATGTACCTTTGCCGACAATGGACCGGGACGATAGATTGATGTAATAGCTGAAATGTCAATGATTGATTCGGGTTTAGCCTTCTTGCAAAAACCTTGTGCGCCTTTCTCTGTAAACTGAAATACTCCAGCCCACTTGCCACGGTGAAACACATTCTTGTAAACCTTTTGGTCATCAAGATCCAAGACATTTGGATCTAAGTTTTCATCATACCATTTCTTAACATCATCAAACGTGGGGTTCTCAACTCCGTGATGTCGTTTCAGAATATGACTAATCGCACCTTCAACCATTCGCAGAGAAGCCAAGCCTAAAATATCAAACTTAATAAAGCCAAGCGGCTCCAAGTGCCTGACATTCTGTCCTTCTGACCACGGGGTTTGTTGCACGCCGCCCGAGTTAATCAACGGCATATGATTGTTCAATCCGTCAGCAATAACCACACCACCAGCGTGACGGCTGATAGATCGTACCTGACCGTAAAGATTGTCAACATGTGTAGCGATGTGCGGATATTTGTTAAGAAATTGTTTAAGTGTTGCACTGTATTCTTTTACCTCTTCGAATGTTGGAGCATAAACTCCTGCTGTAATTCCGTGTGCCTTCTTGGCAATTGGCGTTGCTTCTTTAATCATAACGGAAGTTACTTTATTAACCTCGCTAAAATCAACTCCATAGAACTTTGAGATGTCCTTAATCAAAGAACGAAGTTGCAGGGTGTTGTAATTGCTAATAGGAACTACAACATCCTTACCCCACTTGTCAATAAGGATTTCCTTCAAGACCATGGGATCAGCAACGTCGTAATCAATGTCAGGATAATCGATAGCATCTCGTCGCAAAAAGCGACTAAAGAGGAGACCATAATGGATGGGATCAATACCAGTAATCCCAAGTACATAAGCCACAAGAGAGCCAGCAGCGCTACCGCGACCCGCGCCCACCAATTGAGTTTTTGTTGCTTCATCTGCTACCGCCTTCATTGTAAGGAAGTACTTTGAAAATCCGCGATCTTCAATTACTTCAAGTTCTTGTTTAAGTCTATCGGAATAGCCATCTTTGGCAACCAACCCCTTTTCATTAAGCCCTTCAAAACATAAGTCTCGTAACGCTTCATCAGCCGACTTTCCGTTAGGAACAACAAAATCAGGTAAGCGAACAGTAGCATCGGGATAGAAACTTTCAATGCGACCGTGAGCGATTTGATAAGTGCGCTCAATGGTTTCCCGAATAAAGTCATCATCATAATCTACCCCGCATTGCTCTGAATAAGTTTTGTAAGCTTCCCACATTTGGTTGCCGTTCTTTGGATAAAGTTCATATTTTAATTCCTCTCGTGATTCTGGGAGGTTTGACTCTGCGTAGTCTGGCTTAGACTTTCCAAGCCAGCCAAGTTGTTTATAAAGTTCTCGATCCTTGAAAAGCTCTGGTCGAGGGTAATGGCTATCTGCTGTTGAAATAAGTTTAATATTTGTTTTCTCGGCAGCACGGATAATATGTTTATTGATTTCGTGTTGTTCAGGGATTGAGTTCCACTGAAGCTCGCCGTAAAATCTATCTCCAAAGATAGAGGTAAAGTTTTCAATGGTCTCGACCATTGCCCTTTGTACAGCGTCATCACCTTCCTCCCGGTTATTCCAGTAATCCTTTGACAGAGGACCACCCATACAAGCTGAAGAAACAATAATGCCTTCGTTGTGTTCCCTCAACATCTCATAATCAATACGAGGGTAACGATAAAAGTTGTTTGGGTCAAACGACTTACTTACAATTGTAAACAAGTTATTAAGACCAGTTTGGTTCTGCGCCAACAAAACCAAGTGAGCACGACGGTTTAGAATGTTCTTTTCTTGCCGTTTTGTTGTTTCCTCATCTTCAATAACTACTGCGCTATTTAGTTCTTTCTTCTTTCGACCCTTTTTATTTTTATCAATCTCCGCTTTTTCTTCTTTCCATTTCGCAACGGAATCAATGAAATATCCTTCAATACCAAAGATTGGTTTGAAGTTTTTGCCTTCCTTTTGTAGCTTCTTTGAGTGAAGCACCTGATAAGCAAGCCCGTTCATATTGCCGTGATCGGTCAAAGCCAAGGCATCCATACCGTTTTCCACGGCAAAGTCAATGTGGTCTTGTGGATATCCCAATCCATCAAACACACTGAACACAGAGTGAGCATGTAAGCCCACGAATTTAATTTGGTTGCTCATTTTTCTCCTGCTAGGTTTTTGAGTTCGTGACGTAGGTCAGCGCACTTGTCCTGCAAATAGCGCTGCTCGTCTTCCAGTTCTTCAATATATTCTTTTGCTTGGCGTGACTTGGCATCAAGTTCAGCATACCTTTCATAAAAGATATGTTCAAGCAAACGACGTTGGTCATCATTTAACCACGCCGAGTTAGTAGGAAATCCCGCTCGCTCTAAAAGCGAAAACGGGATCTCGTCATAATGTTCTTCAAGGCTCGTCATTTGTTTCCTCCCACGCTCTCATAAGATATTCCCCATTATACTCGCTTCTTGTGTCAATTGCAAGCTCTTCTAACGCCTTGACTTGATTGCGAAGATGTTCGTTCTCTTCCATTAACTCTCTATTCATTTGTCTTAATATTTCTATTTCCTCTTTAGGATCAATCATCTATGTCTCCAAAAATTTTATAAATGCTTTTACGTTCCAGCAGACTTGGTTTTTTAAATTCCTTGCCATCCCGCATATATTCTCTGTAATCTTGCCAGCTATTCATTTCATAGCTCCAATTAAGTTGTTCTGTGTGGTAATCTTTTTTATCTAAGTGGCTGAATAAGTCATTCAATCCAAAGTGTTTTCCACTATATCTTTCTTCTTTTGGAAGGGCGACCAACATTTTACCCTCTCCTGTTTCTTTATATTGTTCCGACTCCACATATTTCATCGTTGCATTGTCATTAATATATTTACGCACGATTTTAATATCTTCTTTAAGAAAAGTGAAAGCGTGATGACTATCATTTAAAAAGTTTTTGCCATTGCTCTCAAACATAAATCTTTTTTTATTCTGTATATCTCTGCGGAACTTAGAGATATAACTTGGTTCATAAACAACAAAGGGCGACGTTGCATAAAAAACATCTGGTATTAAAAAGTTGCTGATCTTTCTTGCAGACATTGTTGCATAGACCGCTGCGTTAATATATCCCCACCCTTCGCTGTCTCTTGTATTATAGTACCTTGCCTTGCAGGGAACTAAAAATATTGGTATTAACTTTTTGTTTTGATATGGCATTGGATCCATTGTTCTTTTTTGCCAGACAGGATCCATAACATAATCATACAACCTTTTCTTAACTACTGGTGCCCAATCATCATTTACTGAAATCCAAATTGATTTAACACCTGCACAAGCACACTCATAAACCGCAAGATCTAAAAGCGTAAAGTCGTGATTGATTGGCATTAAGCAGTCGTGCCAATCAAATCCAAATTTCTTTTTGTCAGGAAGTAGAGATATGACCCCTGCGGCGGCAGTATTGGTTTCTGACATAGTTCACCTAACCCTTCTTTAATTACTGTTATATTATCTTCTTCTGTATGATATTTTTGATCTGGTTCAATAACTCTGTTCTGTAGCTTTGGATTTAGATTTACATAATAATCTCTCATTAAAACTATCTCTTCTTTGTCTTTTAAGAACTCTTCTAACAAATAACGAACTGTAACTGTGCCGTTTTCAAAGTCGTGAGCTTTTGCCTTGTCCGATAGAGCAAACCTTGATTTTAGCATTTTGCCATCAAAACAAACGTGCGATAAAAATTCATCGTGACCACGGAACCAAGTTTTTTCCATAGACTTTGCATTTGTTGTAAAATAATCTTGAACAATGCAACCGTTGTATGTAAGTTTTTGATTCGCACCATTTAACTTAATGTTGTCAAACAAGTGAATTTTTTCACATTTTAGAATAAATTCTGTTTTATTTGTCTTATAAGTTAAGTTGCCATCAGAGTATCTAACATTATCTCTGTGGGTTTCGTGGAACTTGCCGGACAAATTCAATAAATATCTAAGCCAAAACCCCAGCTTGTACACTGCTAAAAAGTTTTCTTTTTCAGAAATACCTGAAACTCTTTCTTTATCACAAAACTTATTTAATAAAATCTCGTTTGTTGGCTGTACAACAGGAGGTAAATTGGTGCGGTGCGTGTAGAAACAAGGTATATCTCTTGTGAAAGCGTATAACAATGCTTCTACACTTGCACCGACAACAATCTCTTTATGCTCTATCTGCGACTTTTTCTTCGCCATTACAGTTTTGCCAAAACATAATTGTCCTCTACCAAGGTTGCCGTTTCGCCAAATACACTAATATTTCTAAGCATATGTCCCTCAACGACAATTTTATCACCTGCTTTCAGCTTATCAACAAACTTTGATTCAGATGAAACATCAAGGACTTCAACAACCTCAAAAGGCTTTTTATTAACGACAACATCGTCTGGTAGATAGAAGGAGGTTTGTTGTTCCTCCTCCTGTTCTCCAACAATGTTGACAAGTAAAGACCTATTGAGCGGGGTCATTGCTGCCCTCCTTATCAATGAAGCCAGTATCTACCGCTTCGTAGATCTTGGTAAAGTTGTCAAAATCAATTTGTTGTTCCCACATGCGAAATGCTTTCATCGCCATAGAAATATCATCCTTACTAAGCCAGCGATTTTCAAGAAAGTTCCTACGAAGTTCCTTGCGTTGCTCGCGATAAGGTTTCATGCAGTCTTCAATCGCTGCGATAGATTGAATATACTCTGCCATTTTTGCTTGCTTTTCAGCTTCCATTTTTAATCTCCAATAATTCTTGTTTGTTCTCTAAGATTGAGAACTCGTTTGTATCTTTATCATAACACAATACAATCGGTGGCTCAAAGTTTGTTGCTTCTTTTATTTTTTTAACAGCTTCTGCATCGGTTACTAACTCGTGCGCTATTCCTTTTTTTACAACAAAACTAAGAAGTTGTCTTGATTGTTCTGTGTTGTCAACAAAGATGGTAATTTTTTTATTCATTACAAAACATTTGTGCTGTCAGTCTGTAGTTCTACTTTCCGACCTGTGCTGTAAGACCAGCGATGGTATTGAACACCTTTGGCATCTGCAACTCTGTGTTCCATTACCAAGGGGTTTCCTTTAACTGGTTGTCCCGGCTGTCCACAAATAGGACATTTTGTAACTCTTTTCAACTTAACGTCGTAATACTTCTCAACCCTTGAGAAGAACTCGTTCGCTTTTTGATTCATTTAATTTCTCCAATTGTTGTTCTTCTTCTAATAGTCTAGCAAGATCTGGGTATTTTGTCAAGACTTCTTGTGTTGTGAGGTTCTGTTCCTCACGAATTTTCTGAATTACTTTCTCTATTTTTAGCATTTTTTCTTTTCCTTTTAGAATTTAATATACCATATTCCTCGTTGTTTAATTTGTCATAATACTTTGTTTTTAATAACTGTTTCTTCTTTTCACCAATGTGATCTTTGTAACCTACCATTATAAATGGTCTTGGCGACCTTCTTGTATACATACCACCAAACTTTCTTTTACTTTTTTTATGAAATAGAAAAGTATTAACATCTTCTTTGTCGGTTAAAGCATCAATACATCTATGAAAATGATTGGTCTCAATAAAGTCCGCATCTCCTATATCAACATATAATAAAGTTGAATAATCTCCGTTTAGCCAATTATGGGTCTCATCTATTATCTTAGTTGTATCTATATTCTTAAACGAGCACTCTACAAATTTTATTTTATTTTCTATTCTTTCTCTTTTGGCAAACGGACATACAGGAAAATTATTAAAAATTTCTTGTTTGGTTTCAACAAACTGAATTAAATAATCCTGTATGTCTTTCATTACTTACCTGTGCTGCCTAAAGCTCCGTCACCGCGATTTGAGATGGTCAACGGGTCATTGTAAAGCCGATCTTCATCCACTGGAAAACATCTCCACTGAACAACTGGGATAAGTACAAGTTGTGCGATCTTATCACCAACCTCCACAGTCTTTTTAGTATTTCCAATATTGTGCAAATTGACAAATATCTCGCCGCTGTAGCCGGAATCAACCACACAGGCTCCAACAACAAGGCTTTTCTTAGCTGCCATGCCGCTGCGGTTCTTTACCTCTAACATATATCCATGCGGAACTTCAACCTTTAATCCTGTTGGTAAAACAACCGAATCACCGGGATCAAGGTCAACGTGTTTAAAACTATAGGGATCTTGCTTTGGGCAATAAAAAACATCAGCGCCTGCGTCTGATGGGTTTGCACGGCTTGGTAATTTAGCCATATTGTGTGTTCTTGCAATTTTAAGTAACATTTTTTCTCCTATGGAGCCACAAACAGGGATCGAACCCGTGACCTATTGATTACAAATCAATTGCTCTACCAACTGAGCTATTGTGGCGTATTTCTCTTTTTCTTATATTTGTTTCTGGCTTTGAGGATGAGAGACTCTACCCATAAGATAAAGTCTCTCATCTGCTCATACTCCGCTCTACCTTTGTACATCAACCATCTTTGCGAGCTTCCAAAACTTGCTTACGCAAATCCTTCAAAGCATTAGCTGCGCCTTGTGCTGCCTTACGAACTCGGGTTCCTGCTGCCTTATTACCGCTATCGGTCTTTTCGGCGTCTGCAAGAGCCTCTGTAAGTTGTTGAACTACTTGTTCAAGTGAAACTTTAACTGACATTGTTTACTCCTTTTCCAGTTGTTTAATTAGATAGTCAAGATACCATCTAGCTTTCTTAAGATCTCCAACACGAGATGACTTGTGTTTTGATCTTGCTACATACTTTACCACGTTTCCTTCGATAAAGTCAAGTTCCCAATCCACAATAGCATCAATAACCTCAATCTTTCCTTGGTTATAGTGCTTTGGATGATTTACTAATTCTGAATATTTTTTCATTTGCTCGCGTTCATGATTTTGATATTCTTTCATTTGCGGTGCGTCATTTCCATCGCGCACTTTTGAGTGGTCATAGTAAAGTCCCGAGCCACCGTTTGGTGCCTCAAAAGGATCTACATGTGGCGATTCTACTTTTTCTATTGAGATAATCAATTTTCCTCCATTAATTCCAGCGTCTGTTGATGAAGTCTAACACATCTTGAGCATGTGCGCCTTCCTCAGCAGCTTTAATTATTTCTTCTCTAATCTCTGAGTGTTCTCCAACACCTACAGCTTCTGTGAGGTATAGGTTTATTTTAGCTTCAGCATTCTTAATTTTCGCTTCAAGAGTTTTTTTTGCTGCTTCTAAAAATAAATGCCCTACCTTAATTTGTTGTTGTGACATATTAGTCTCTCCTACTTGGCTCCGTGAGAGGGATTCGAACCCCCGACCCGGTGGTTAACAGCCACCTGCTCTACCGACTGAGCTATCACGGAAGGGTGATTAACCTTGCGGCGTTACATCACCGGGTGTGTTAACTGCGTCAGATGCGCCAACGTCGTCTTCCTTTGGATTGGAACCGGCGTCAACATCAACGTCAACAGGCTTAGTCTTGTCAGAACAACAGCCAGCTTTACAGTCAGCCTCGTCCTTTCCAGCCTTTACACACTTTTCATAACAAGTCTTACACTTGTCTCCCTTTGTCCAGTCACCATAACAAGCTTTTTTGCAATCTTCCTTGGACATATCAGATTCCAGACACCCACTATAACAATTCTCTTTCTTTTCCTTGTCTGTGAGTGTTGCTGCATCTGCCAAGTCGGCTGCATCTCCGCTTCTATCTGCGTCTGTACAGGCTGCACGATCTGCATCCTTATCAGATTTTGCATCTTTTTCACCACAAGCAGCAGCAAGCATTACCATTAACATTGTAGCCATGACTAGAATTATATTTCGCATATTATTTACTCCTTTTTAGTCTGCCGTATATTTTAACAACTTTCTTTGCGTAAGTCAAGCCATATTTGTTGGGGCTTTTACCCTTACACCGGAAACCTGCATTATATCCACAGAGTGCGACTGATTTATTTCTTTTAGCATACTTGTAATACCAATAAGAAAAAATTCTAGCGCCCACCCGAATAGATGTAATTGGATCCTTTAGTTGCTCACAAGTGTATCCTCTGCTGTACTTTGGAATAACTTGAGTTAAACCGCAGGCATTAGCGTAAGATACAACATGTGGCTTCCAATTAGACTCTACTTGAATAAGCGCCGTTAATAAGTAGGGGTCAATTTTATATTGTTTCGAATACTTTACGACATGTTTGCTAAAGTGACAAGCACGATCTTTGCCACCAACACCAAACACACCTGTACTAACCATGATAGCAGCGCATAAAATTTTCCCTGTGATAACCATTCAACCATTTCCTCTAACTTCATTATAAGCTCCTACTGTAACTGGGTACAGTTTTTCAACAATTTTTAACATTCCCTTTGCCATTTCTTGGATTTCCCATTGAGCACCTTCGTGTGTACGAAGGTCGATGAACTTAAGAATGTTATTAAGGTTTGCTGAGGCATAATACTCTGTGTACATATTCTGTGGTAGAATACCTCTTGCTTGTTCTCGGCAAACTCCAGCCTCAATGAGTTCATTGAACAACTTTAAACTCGCATCATGATGCATTGTAATACAATCTGAGGCTTCATACTGCCAACTTTCAATAACTGGATCAATAAGTTCATCAGCATTGCTTGCTTGACGATTAGACTTATGCTGAGTTCTAAATGCCTCTGGCTCATAGAACTGGATATCAAAGTCTGTGTAACGCCTACTAATCTCATTATAAGACCAAGTACGATGCCTGTGGTGCTGAGAGCGTACAAACAGTGGTACTTTAATACGAAAAGTTACAAAGCAGTGTTCAAGTGTTGAAGTGTGTTTATGTTTAATAAGATATTTGATAAGCTTTTTATCTTTATCGTCAAGCTTTGCTTTGTGTTTTCCAAAGGATACGCGAGCAGAGTTGACAACGGTGAGGTCATCCCCCACCGCGTCTACTAACTCTACAAAGCCCTTCTTATCACCATAAAGATTAGATTTTATTTTTAAATACATATTAATATCCAAGGTAAAGAATTAGTCCTGCTGCTGCGCTAAAAGCAGCCAGTAGACCTAAAAATACCCTATACGCTTCGCGCTCACATCGTTTATCATCTACAAACATTTAAAGCTCCAATTCTAAATTACCATTGTCAGTCTTAACGTGGACAGTCCAGCCAGAACCCAAACTAAAGGCAAACTCCTCTGCCTCTGCAATTAGGTTTCGTGGGACTTCAACTTCAGCAGTTAGATTACACATCCCGCGCTTATGATCCCATTGCTCAAGACTTTCCTCAACATATTCACTCCAATCCTCTCGGATTGCCTGATACACATGATCTTCAAACTCAAATGATCCTCGTTCGTAATCATCCAAAGCACCATCATTCCGCAGATTATTAATCAGTGAATTGTGCTTGCGAATACCTTCGTGAGCGACAACACGAGCAACATCGTACAAGGCTTGAGTTTCATTAAAGGCACCATCAAGATAATCTCCTGTATAATGAAACACTTGTGTTCCAGCCTTGTATTTAAGTGTAATGTTTGCGTTCTCGCTTAGGTTTAGCTTGTTTAGAGCAGTAGTAATTTTATTTCTTGTTAGATCCACGTTTTCCTCCTTTTTCTTTGTGATCGTCTTCGATAGCACCTACCATAGCCTCAACCAACTCTTTACAGAACTTGGCATTGCGGATTTTTGGTGCTTCCAACTTTCTTGCTTTATTTAATCTTTTGTAAAATTTATCATCAAACTTTATTGTTATTTCTTTCATTGTCTTCCTATGGTACTCCCGAGGGGAATCGAACCCCTGTTACTGCGGTGAAAGCGCAGTGTCCTAACCACTAGACGATGGGATCGTGGTACGGGCGGTGGGGCTTGAACCCACTATCTCAGCTTTATAAGAACTGTGCATTTACCAGTTATGCTACGCCCGCGTAACGAAGGCTGATTTAACAGCCTTCTTTTGTTTTACTTTGATTGAATAATTTCAATAATCTTTTTCATGTCCTCTGACACTCTCTTTTTAAATTTTTCAACATCATTTTTCATGAATGCCAATTCATCTGATTGCGAACGAATCCTGATGCTCATTTTTTCAATTTTATTTTCTAATTGTTTAGACATTTTTTCTCCTGTTTTAATATTAAAGGCAAATACCAAGCCTTTTTATGGCACGCCCAGCAGGATTCGAACCTGCGACCCTCGGTTTAGAAGACCGATGCTCTATCCATCTGAGCTATGGGCGCATTATTTAAAAGAACGAGGCTATGAAATCCGCGACATGCATTGCTGTAAAAGCAAAGCAAAACAAACAAACCATATCATATATGAATTCGCGCCTCCAAAGCTTATCTTTTTCTTTTTGAATCTCAATCAATCTTTGTTTTAAATCTGCGTCCATTATACACCTCTCTATCAGTTTTGTCAAGCAATCTTATGTGCTCAATCTTTTTCCAATTTGTTGTGCCTATATCAAAGAATAATATTTTAGCACAAATTCCAGCCCATCGCTGCTTTTTTATTTCTATCAAGCAACCAACTCGGTTGTCGTCTTTTGTTATTACTAAGTCGCCTGTCTTCATTTGGTACGAGCGGGGGGAGTCGAACCCCCACGACCCTACGGTCAACGGATTTTAAGTCCGGTATGTCTACCAATTCCATCACGCTCGCTTTGGTGGATGAGGTTGGATTCGAACCAACGTAGGCTTACGCCAGCGGTTTTACAGACCACCTCCTTTAGCCACTCGGACACTCATCCTTATATTTTAGTTGATACAGTAGTGCAAAACCATTACTGAAACAACAGTAAACGCGACAGCCACTAAAGCGTCAAATATATCGTTATTCATTTTTACCTCGTTATTGTGATTGCTATTATATCAATTTTTTTGTGAACTGTCAAGCTCATTTTTGCTTGCGATAAACCCTTCAGAATAAAGAATATCTTTTCTTAACATGATAATTCCTTCATGTTTTACTTCTCTAATTCCAAACACCTCTCCTTGTTCTAAAACAATTTTCCCGTGTTTAATCCAAGCATCTTTTTCGTATCTAAACAAGATGTCGCCAACTTCAAAATCTGTAATTTTATATGCCCTATGCATTTTTTGCTCCAAGATAATCTCTCCACTCATCAGGAACATTGTGGCTAAACTTATTTTCTTTATTCACAATTAGTTCCTTTGGTATTGTGGGGTCCTTTAGTAATTTCATACCTGCCCTTTTTAGGGATTTGCTGCCTTTCTTTTGGTTGCAAGACATGCAACAAGTTACAATGTTCTGCCAAACTTTTTTTCCACCTTGGGAAACTGGATTAACATGATCTAATGTAAAGTTCTGTTTATTTAACTGTTTAGAACAATATTGGCACTTACCTTCATCTCGGATGAAAACATTTTCTCTGCTGAATTTAATTGTTCTATTAAATTTAAATCTTTTAATAACGTTGCCAACAAAACGAACAATAGAAGGAACATTAAAGATTTCATCTACGGTTCTAATAAATTTATCTTCATAAACTGAAACAATCTCAACCCTTCCAGCGAACCACATTGAAATAGCATCCTGCCATTTTACATGGTGCATCGGTTGATAAGCAGACGATAATACCAAAGTATCCATTTTATACCATAATTAGTAAGAAATGAGACACCTTTTACCCCGTGCCTCTCCTGCGGGTTGACCTCGACCTAATGGAAATCACCCCCTCGTCGGTCTTGTGAGATCAAATTCATAGTCCATATCATATACGGCTACTAAATCCCAAGTATCGCCTGTGTTTTCCCACTCACACTGAGCATACACACGGGCATCCACTACGGCATCATTAAAAGTTCTCCTTTCAATGTTCCGCATCTTTATTTCTTCTGTTTTTGGATTATGAATTACAAATTGGAATCTTTTCATTTTGACCTCACCAGATTATTATACAAAATTTTTCTGGTCATGTCAAGCTCTAAAACCAATTCTTTCCAAAGATACAATCTTTAGACACATCCCAATAGATAAATCTCTTACACTTAGCTAATGAGTAAACTTTTAGAAGCTCTTCGCCAAACTTTGATTCACCTCTTGTAAGTGCTCGTTCGTATTGGAAGTGCCACCATTCTGAGCCACCATAAGATCCTCCGTTAAAGAAAGACCGTCTGGCTCTAATAGAGTGAAAGCCGTGCTTTAATGCCAAAGCTGTAAAGTCAACAAACTTACCTGTAACCTTTTTAGTGTTAAGTTTTGTTTTTCTACCTGAACGGGTTACATAAGTTCCTTCCAACTCCATTTCTTCACCGTTATCACAGCGCATCCATACTCTCCAGCGTCTATCTCCAATGTCTTCAATGACATAAGGATCTTCCTCTGGTTTATACATGCCTGTTGGTAAAGCCATATCGAAAGCTAATCCAGTGTAGTGAAAGGACTTCTTTGAACGAGCAGCACCTGATTTAGAAGCTAAACCTCTTCTACCGCCTGCTGATGTCAAATAACCGCCGAGTTCCTTTACCTCTTTGTAAAGTTCATTGTAAGCTTCGGCAGCATCGGATCGAAGTGTCGTGCGTGTATAACCTGCTCTACCGGGGAACTTATCTGCTGGGCATTTTACCCAGCTTAACTTTTCTGCTGGGGGCAATTCTTCAAGTTCGTTCTGCTCGTCTTCGCCAACTAACTTGTGACCTTTTTCTTCTAAAAGTTTATTTAAAGCCGATATTGTCATCTGACCGGCTTTGCCGTCTGCTTTTAATCCTTGGGCTTCTTGAAAAGCTTTTACTGCCTTCTCTGTTGCTGGACCAAATGCTCCATCGCAGTTGCCTAATTCATAACCTAATGCTTCAAGACCTTCTTGAAGTTCAATCACCTGATGACCAGATGAGCCATTTTTTAATAACATTTTTACACCTTTATGATTTTTTAATGATTTCCCAAAGTGCAACACCAAGCGAGCCTAATGCTCCGGTTGCTAAGAGCCAAAGAACTCTGGACATACTTGCCTTCCAAGCCTCTAATTCTTTTAGACGTGAATAAATACCTTCGTCTGGATTATAGATTGCCTCTTTAATCTTACTAACGTCATCTGCCATTTCCTCATTTTTTTCTTTCATGGTCATTATGGCATCCTCTATTCGCTGTAGCTGACCTTTCAACTCTGTAAACTCTACAGCAGTGCTCGTATTCATTTTGTCTGACATTTTTAGGAACCCCTATTTCATATAAATAGTATATTGAACAGGATTAAACAACCTCACAGGAACCGCCAGAACAAGCTAATTCACCAGAAAGGTCCGTATTATCATCTGTTTCGTAAACATTATTTAAATCAACTTTTGTTAAAGACTGAAGCATAACTTCGTAAGTTTCTTTAGAACAATCCTCAAAAGGTGCTTGTTGATAATTGCCACCATCATACGGAAGAACACTTAAGCCATTGTAAACGTCGCGGTTTTCCCACATCCATTCACCAACATCTTCCCATTCTGATTCACGAATACTCACTGTTGCCGATACATTATGAGTGTTTTGACCTTTTCTATGACCTTTGCGAACCCATTCTTTTGAGACTCTTGCGACTCTTTTAAGCATGGACATTGCTGATTCTGTTCTGTAAATTGCTCCCTCTGGAGCCTTTTGTGGTACTGAAATAACAGCAGTGTCGTGGGGTCGAAAATATTCATCTTCAATTAACTCCGGGTGGACCAAAGATAAGTAGTTATAAATTGCTTCATTCTTCCCAACCCTTAAGCGTCTAATATAATAATCATTGTGCCAAGCGTGAATGCCAGAGGAGGTTCCAAGTGTTAGAGAGGTTGTGCCTGCTGGTTTAACACATGTTGTGCGGGCTGCTGCTCGTATGCCGATGAGTTCTGCAACTCTCGCATTTTCTTCTTTTACAGCTTTTGCGCCTGATTCCATATCTAATTCTAATACTTTACCAGATCCAATTCCAGTCATCGAGACGCCGATGAGAGCGTCTTTCTCGGTGTTTCTACGCCATACATCGCGTAGATAGTGAAAGTCCGTGTAACCGGCTTGTAGGGTGCCTAAAAAGGCTGCTGCTTTAACTCTCGCCTCATACTCTTCCTGATCCTCTAAATCTGAAGCATTTACTTCTGTTAAGTTACAAAACTGGTACGGTCTGAGGGCAATCTCGCAACAAGGATTTGTGCCCCAATCTTTATCATTAGATAAATAAATGCCCGGTTCACCTGAACCTGATTTCTTAATACGATCCCAAAGTTTCATAAAGTATTCTTTATCAACCTTGTGGCGCAAAATAACCGCTGAATTGTTGGCTCGACCCCTTTGTGGGTTGGCTTCCCACCAACTGCCAGCCTTTGAGGCAATCATTTCGTCATCGTCGGCTGAGAACAAAGAGATAAGTGCTGCTCTACGAATACCGCCAGCCAAAACTGCGTCAGCGATATAGCAAATAATATCATGAACCTCAATTGGCTCTAACTTGTCACCATCATCTTTTTCTCT